AAATGGGACAACGGTTGCAGGGGTTAAGAAAAACTGACTACGAATAATACAAAGGTGGTGCAAGAATGGCTAAGATTTTTGAAGATGCCAGAATGCAGGCTGAGTATGAAAGACTGGAGAAGATTTACAAGAATTTTCCTCCAAACAAGTTCATTCTCGTAAAGGAAACTATCCGAAATGCTGCGTTTATGGCAATTACATTAAGAGACTTGCAGTCTGAAGTCTCAAGCAACGGAGCAAGCGAGGAATACAAGAACGGAGCGAATCAGTATGGCAAGAAACCGTCTGCAGAGTTGCAGTCATACAATGCAACTATGAAGGTATATCTTGCTACTATTAAGCAGTTAGACTCAATGCTTCCTGCTGAGGCTCAGGTAAAGAGTAGTAAGCTCGAGGCTTTGATGGATGAATAACTATATATACGAGTATTACCAAGCGATTTGCGATGGTTCAATCGTCGTAGGCGAATGGATAAGGCTTGTATATGAGTATCTGATCAAAGGACTTGAGAACAAGTCTTTTTTTTATGATGCGAAAAAGGCAAACAAGGCAATTAAGTTTATTGAGAACTTTTGCCATCATCACGAGGGAGCATTAGCGCCTCAGTTGATTAAGTTGGAACTATGGCAGAAGGCTCTTATCTCTGCAATCTTTGGAATACTTGACGAGAATGGCAATCGCCAGTTCAGAGAGGTTGTAGTTGAGATATCGAGAAAGAATGGTAAGACTCTTCTTGCTGCAGCGATTGCTGAGTATTGCCTATATATGGACGGAGTGTACGGAGCGAGATTGTATTTCGTTGCTCCAAAACTCCAACAAGCTAATCTCTGTTACGATGCGATGTATCAGATGATCAAAAAAGAGCCAGAGCTTGACGAATTGTCAAAGAAAAGAAGAACGGATGTGTATGTGGATAGCACAAACTCATCTGCTCAGCCTTTGGCATTCTCGGCAAAGAAGTCCGATGGACTTAACTGCTCTTTTGTATGTGCAGACGAGATATCTTCTTGGGAAGGTGAGGCAGGCATCAAGTTTTATGAGGTTATTAAATCCTCATTTGGTGCAAGAAGGCAACCTTTACTCTTGAGCATATCGACTGCAGGATATGTCAACGAGGGCATATTTGACGAGTTAATAAAGAGAAGTACATCGGTCTTGATGGGCAGTTCCAAAGAGGCTCGATTGTTGCCAATTCTTTATACGATAGACGATGTTGAGAAATGGAACGACATCAACGAACTAAGGAAGAGCAATCCAAATCTTGGAGTATCTGTAACTGTTGACTATCTATTAGAAGAGATAGCAGTAGCAGAACAGAGCATCTCAAAGAAGATGGAGTTTCTGACGAAGTATTGCAATATCAAGCAGAATGCAACTAAGGCTTGGATATCAACCAAGACTATTAAGAAGGCTTGTGGCGATGAGATAACAAAAGAGTTCTTATCTCACAGTTACGCAGTCGGAGGTATTGACTTGTCAATGTCAACGGACTTGACGTCTGCTTGTGTAATCGTAGAAAAGAATGGCATCGAGTATGTACTCTCTCACTTTTGGCTGCCTGAAGCCAAGATAGAAGAGGCTATCGCAAGAGACAGACTACCTTATAGAGATTTTATCTCTAAAGGGTGGTTGACACTCTCTGGCGATAACTACGTTGACTATCACGATGTTGCTAACTGGTTTATAAGTCTTGTAAGAGAATATGAAATCTTACCGCTTGTGATTGGTTACGACAGATATTCTGCTCAGTATCTCATCCAAGAGCTGAACGGAAACGGATTCCAAATGGATGACGTATATCAGGGGCATCAGTTATATCCTATCTTGATTGAGGCTGAAGCCAAAATGAAAGACGGAACATTCAACATCGGAAACAACGATTTATTAAAGGTACACATTCTAAACTCTGCAATCAAGATGGATGTCGAGAAGGGCAGAGGTAAGTTAGTGAAGATAAATCCTAAAGATCATATAGACGGAATGGCAGCAGTCATAGATGCACTTACTGTAAAAAGCAAGTGGCATGATGCGTATGGTCAACAATGGGAAAATAAATAACAAGGAGCGAAGTAATGGGACTATTTGACAGTTTATTTAGTCGCAAGCCTGAAATGGTTGGCAGTCCAAAGTCAGACGGATACTGGCAGACACTTACTGCATACCGTCCGACATTTACTACAAGAAATGGCTCAGCATACGAGTCCGAGCTTGTAAGGAGTGCAATCGATGCAAGGGCAAGACATATCTCAAAGCTCGCATTAGAAATCAGAGGCTCAGCAAAGCCAAGCCTTAAAGCAAAGTTAATGAAGAAACCAAACGACTTCCAGACTTACAGTCAATGGTTCTATCGTATCTCGACTATCTTGGATATGCAGGGAACTTGCTTCTTATTGCCAGTCTATGGCATTTACGGAGAAGTTACTGGAATTTATCCAGTATTACCAAGCCGATGCGAGGTGGTGGATGTTAAGGGTATTCCTTGGCTAAGATATCGATTCGATACAAACAAGACTGGAGCTTGTGAACTGAACTCTGTTGGTATTCTTACAAAGTTCCAGTATCAGAGTGATTTGTTCGGAACATCGAACGATGCACTTAATAAGACTCTGGACTTGATTGACTTGCAGAATCAGGGAATTACTGAAGCGGTAAAGAACTCAGCATCTTACAGATTCATGGCAAAAATGACAAACTTCTCTAAGCAGGAAGACATGGCATTGGAGCGACAGAGATTTGATGCGAATAACTTTGGAGCAGATGCAAAGAAGGGCGGAGTTCTTTTGTTCCCTTCTCAATGGAGCGATATCAAGCAGTTAGATCCAAAGAATTACGTTGTAGATTCTGCTCAGGTGGAGCAGATACAGACAAACGTATTTAACTACTTTGGTGTTAATGAGGATGTTATCCAGAACAAAGCATTAGGCGACTCGCTTGATGCTTTTTTTAATGGTTGCATCGAGCCATTCTCAGTCTTACTCAGTCAGGTACTTACAAAGATGCTCTTTACTGAGAAGGAGCAGGGCTATGGCAACGAAATCCTTATAACTGCAAACAGACTTCAGTATATGAGCGTTGATAAGAAGATATCTCTTGCTCAGCAGTTGGGCGACAGAGGAATGATCACTATCAACGAGATTAGAGAGTTGTTTAATTATCCACCTCTTGACGTTGGAGGCGATAGGCTACCAATAAGGGGCGAGTATTACCTCATTAATCAGGACGGAACTACAACAAAAGAAGACGAAGAAACGGAGGGCATAGACGATGCCAATTAAGAGCGACAGAGAATATAGAAGCCTTATCGTAGAAGTTAAGGATTCTGAAGTTGACGAAAAGGTTGTTCGTGGTTATTTCACTACTTTCGAGAGTCCTTATCTCTTGTGGGCAAGAGACGGAGTAGAAATCTGGGAGACAGTTGACTCATCTGCATTTGATGAGGCAGATATGAGCGATGTCATCTTCCAGTATGACCATCAGGGCAGAGTATTCGCAAGAACAAGCAACGGAACTCTTGACCTATTCAAAGACGAACACGGATACGGAATGGAAGCTAACCTCGGAGGTACAACAATCGGAAGACAGTTATTCGAAGAGATTAAGGGTGGCTATACATCAAAGATGAGTTTCGGATTCACAGTAACAGAAGACGACTATCTCACAGAATATCACGAAGACGGAACAGTAAAAGAGACAAGAATCATCAATAGAATTGGTAAGCTCTACGATGTATCTGCAGTCTCTCTTCCTGCAAACGACCAGACAGAAATTTCATCTCGCAACCTTGCTGACGGAGTGATTGATAAGGTGCTGACGGAGAGATCAGAGAGAATGGAAAATAGAGCCAAAGAGCTAAGGCTTAAAATGATGCTCAGGTTAAAAACAATGGAGGATTAATCAATGGATATCGAAAAGATGAATATTGAAGAAATCGATGCAAGAATTGCAGAGATTCGTTCTTCTCTTGAGTCTGCAGACGTGGAGACTTTGGAATCAATGAACGCAGAAATCGATGCACTCGAAACAAGAAGAGCTGCTATCAAGGCTGAGGCATCCGCTAAGGCTGAAGAGGCTCGCAAGATTGCTGACGGAGAAGTTGGCGAAACAATCAATACACTCGAAACAATGGAGGAAAGAAAAATGGAAAAGTCTTTTGAAGAAATCAGAAGCTCACAGGAGTACATGGAAGCATTCGCAAGAATGATTAAGTCAGGCGATGCAACAGAAATCAGAACAATGACAACAACACTCGTAAGCGGTACTGTACCAGTTCCAACAACAATCGAGCCAATCATTGAGAAGGCTTGGGAGAAGTTGAATATCGCTGCAAGAGCAAAGGGACTCAACATCAAGGGCGTACTTAAAGTACCATACGAAGCATCTGCATCTGGTGCGGTAGTTCACACAGAAGGTTCTGATGCTCCTGCTGAAGAAACACTCTCAATCGGAGAAATTACACTTACTCCGAAGGCTCTGAAAAAATGGATAACTATTACAGATGAGTCCTTAAAAATGTGTGCTTTTGACTTCCTTACATATATCTACGAGGAACTTACATATCAGGTAATGCTCAAGCTCGATGCTGATGTAGTTGATGCAATCAAGGCATCTTCTATCGCTCAGTCTGTATCTGTTACTGCATTCGATGCTTTCACAGTATTTGCAGGTCTCGCAGTTCTCGCTGATGATGCTACACAGCCAATCGTTATCATGAGCAAGGCTAAGTTCTTCAATACATTCATGTCACTCGTTGACGATAACCACAGACCAATCTACGACGTAGTATCTGCAAACGGTGAGCCAAAGTTCTATCTCTCTGGATGTGAGGTTGTATTCTCCTCTGCTGCAGGTGATTCTATAATCGTTGGTGATATGAACGGATTTACAATCAACTATCAGGACGGTAAGGATATCTCTATCATCACAGACCCATATTCACTCGCTGAGAAGGATCAGGTTAAGGTTGTTGGTAAGATTCTTGCAGGTCTCAACGT